TCGCTCGTTCTTGCGATTGCATGCCGTTGTGATCTTCTTTGCGAGATTAGAGAATGCAGTCATTTGTTCCTCTCGTGGAGACATTCTCGGCCTCCGTCATCTTTCAGTAGGTAGGTTCTTCCATCCCAGTAGATGACCGGAATGCTCTCAGGGTTGGTCACGAACTGGGGCACGTTAAACCCCGTGCGCCGCGCCTCATCCCTGTTCTGCTCGATGTGCCCGTGACAGCCCCGCACCCCATCCCCGCAGAGGAGGATAAGGTTGCTGGGGCTGTTCGTGTTGGGGGCCTTACTGCCCCCCATGCCGCGAGCCCTCCTGTGCTGGATGCTCATGGGGCCGTTACCGGCGTGCCGACCACAGCGGGCACACCGGTAACCGTCCCTCTCGTACACGAGCTCCCTTGTTTCCTGGGAGGGCCCTGTTTTCCTGGGAGCCCCCTTTCTACGCATCCCCGCCCTCGATTTCGAGGAGGCTGATGTCGCCTGTGGAGATGAGGTCGCGGATAGCCTCCTCCTGCGCAGTTGAGAAGCGCACCGAGATGCGCGGGTCACCATGAACAACCTCTACCCCGTCGGGGACCTCCCCGGTCTGCTTGATGAACCCATCCAGGGATGCGGCGGCCACAAACCATGGGGCGGGTACCTTGTGTACGGCGTCAGGCTTGTTCCACTCGAGCCAGGCCACGAGGGCCTTCTCGTCTACCACCTGGTAGCGGGGCTGTGGTGCGCTGACGCTCACCGTCCCCACCTGGAGGCCGTCGATCGTTGGCTTGGATGTGTCGCCCGGGGGCATGTACTCCTCAAGTTCCTTGAGGGCCTTCTTCTTCTCCTGGGAGGCCACCTTGGCAATGTGCGCCGCGATGGCCGCCCTGCGGAGTGCGTTCTCTTTGCTCACTGGACCTTTCCTGCCCCGTAGTTCTGTGCCAGCCACGCCCTGAGCATGTCTGGGTTGGCCTTGCCGCCTGCTGCGAAGTACTCCTCGCGAACCTTGTCGCCGTCCAGGTGGTGAGTGGCGCAGAATCCGTCAAGGATGGTTCCGCACTGCTCAGCCGCTGTTCTCTTGGGAACCCCCTGTTCCGCTGAGAGGGGGGTATTCCGCTGGGAGCCCCTGTTCTCCTGGTAGGCCCCTGTTCCGTTGGGAACCCCCCTCTCGTAGGACTCGCTGTCGGGGTCGGGCTCATCTGTGGGGATGGTGAGCGCCTGGAGGAGGAACGTCCTGTAGGCGACGCTCATTGCCTTTGGGATGGCCTTGTCGCCGAAGTCCATGGCCTCGGCGGCGACCTTCCCGTGGATGCTGTCTCCCGCTGGCCCGTAGACCCGGTAGGTGACCTTGATGACCACCTCTGCGGTCTGCTTGCCGCTTGCTGTGGTCCCGTTGCTGCGGTGGACCTCTACGTCCTCTGGGAGGATGGTTACTCCGTGCTTGCGGAGTGCGGGCCCAACAGCGTTAATTACCGCATCAATACCACGGAAGTTGAATCGCTGCGCCTGATTCTTGCTGTCCTTCCTGACTGCCTGAACTTCCGCCATCACCTTGCTTAGCGCCTGGTGAACTGTCATCTGTTCTGCCATCTGTACTCCTTTCTTGGGAGGCCCCTATTCTCTTGGGAGGCCCCTATCCTGCTGGGAGGCCCCTATTCTCTTGGGAACCCCCTATTCCGGGAAGCTACTTCGTGGACGCCACCAGCGACCCAACAGCCATGATCGCGTGCCCCAAAGTCGCAACCTTGTGAGTGACACCCCCGGCAGTCACCGCGGTCCTGCCCCCGATCGGAACGATGGTGATGGTCTCCGACTCCGCCGTGGTGATGCTGTACGTGTCACCGATGCGCCGCACCTTGAGGCGCCGGTCGAACGCCGTTATGCGCCCCTTAAATGAGTCATGGAAGTTGTGGGCGTTCGCTTCGGCGAGCGTGTCTGCGATGACGACCTCGTCGCATTCGACGTACCCCCAGAGCCGATCCGGCTGGTCTAGCTTGCGGACTGTCCACCAGTCCGGAGTGAGCTCCGCCGCGGTAGCCCCGAGCACCACTACGTGCCCCATGGGCGTGGGCGAGACATGCATGCGTGCATGCGGCCACATTCGGGCCAGCTGGTTTGCGACGTCCGTGACGTCAACGTGCGTGTTCATGGTGAGTGTTCCTTCCGCGTGTGGGGTTAGTGCTGCCGGATGTATCGGGCAGGGCTGAATGGCTCGGGCACGTACAGCCATGCTGATAGGCGCTTGAGCTCTGTGCCGAGTAGGCGAGTGTCGCCGTCCTCGAGGTGCCACCAGGGGCCGTGCTTGACCCATGGCTCGTGTAGGTCGTTGTAGACGGTGGCTCCGTCGGGCATGCGCCGCATGTCGGCGTGCGTGATGAGTCGGTGCTCGAGTGGTGCGTCAGCTGGCACGATTCTCCTCTGCCTTGATGGCCCGCTCGAGGTAGGCAATGGCCTTGCGTAGGTCCTCTACGCGCTTGCTCGCATCTCCCTTGCGGCCGAACCGAGTGAGGTACTTCCCCGCGTTCCAGAGATGCGGATTGTCAGGGAAGATGGCGTCCAGTAGGTCCCAGGACTGCAGGTTGGCAGTGAACAACGGCGCCCCGTTGGTAGCCAGCGCTTCACCTATCCACGTGTAGTGGGTAGGGGAATCATGAGCCCCCATAGCGTTTCCTTTCTAGGCCCCGCACCTTGCGGGTCGCCTATGGGCCACCTAGACCAAATCGGATCACAGCAAACCTCTAGCGTTATCAGCAACTAGTAGGGCGGTCTAGGTGACTCATAGGCGGGCAGACTGTATCGACTACGCGAGGCGGCGCCGTGCGTGCGGTGCCTGCCACCTATGGCCTTAAATCTCTATGTAGTTCTCAACCATCGTGCGCAAGCTTTATTCAGCGGCTGGCCGCGTTTCTACTGCGCTATGTCCTCTAGGTGAGGTGGCGCGGCCACGACACTGCGTGGCCGACCATCCCGACTAGGCGGCTTGTGCCCGCTCGAGCGCAACCTCGAACGCGTCCCTAGCGAACCGGACTGCAACGTCATCATGCCCGCTCACGTCACCATTCGAATACACCTGAACCCGATTCCCATCCTTGATTGCGGCCAGGCCGCCGTAGGTGAGCGCCTCCCGGATGGGGTAGACGTGCCAGCCGCTTGAGCCGAGCATGTCAGCCAGCGCTGCAAGCGCCTTCGCTCGACGTTCAGCATCGGTTAACAGCTGAGTCATCACGTCGACACTAGTCCAGTCCTGGCTACGCACAGCCATATACTTGATGTTCAGCGAATCCATTGCCGTCACCTGGGCTACCGCTTCGCGTCGCCGCGTCCCCAGAATGTTCCTTACTTCCAGGTAGTGTGTCGGATTAGCAGCCACCCATGAGGATGATGCGGGCTTACTCTCTCCCGTGGCTGCGTTGAATGCTAGTCTCACGCGCTCACTTACAGTGCTCATGGTTTCGTTCCTTTCGGTTCGCTGCGTTCAGGCGTCGGCAATGTAGAGGATGGCTGCGTCGATGCTCATATCCCCGCACACCCAGCGCTCACCACCATCGTCGTCCACGCGATAGATGTCCACGAAAATCGCTGGCTCGCCGTCCCACGAGAGCTCGGCGGTGACATAGGCAAGCTGCTCCCCCTCAGCGAGGGATACGATGTACTGGCTAGTGTTCGGCGAAGTAATGGCCTCAAAGTCAATGGAAGCCGCGTCCAGCGCGAACTCAAGGTTATCCATCGCTGAATCAAGCACATAGGCGAGACGGTCCTCGGCGGTGACCATGGTGATTCTCCTAATGTTGTGGGTGAGTTTCGTGCCCGGCGGGGGAATCGAACCCCTGCTACAACCATTCGGGCTACCTGAGAGTGTCAGGAGATCGCGTACAGGACCGCGGCGGCAACGTCACCCTGCGACCAGCAAGTCACGTCACTCACGGCGTCAACGTCGATGACACGGATGGGCGACTCAGGGTCGTAGTCCTCAACGAGGGCCACGTTGTCATGCTCGCTAGTGGAGACCTTAGTGAGGCGGTCACCCTGGTCGAAGCGAGCCTGCCAGTGGAGGCGCTCCACCAACGCCTCCCAGTCGTCGTGCTCGAAGTCGGTCGCACCGCAGAGCACCGACCACGCCTCATCCGGGGCCTGGTAGGCCAGCTGAGCGGACTCGAGAACCGCCTCGAGGTCGGCCATGGTGACCAACTCGGAGAACAGGGGGTGCTCCGTGACGGTGAACTCAAGGTCGGAGTCAACGGCGGCGGAGATAGTGACGTCGTCACTGCCGTAGGAGAGGCGCATGTCCATCTCGCCGTCCAGCGCGTCAATCTCGAAGTCTCCCGTGTATCCGACGGCCCACGCCTTGCGGGCCAGCGGGAAGGCCAGGAGGGCGGCCGCCTTGTCCGCGTCGCTGGTGATGGCCACCAGCTCCTCTCCGTTGGTGATCCTGGCGGCGTCATCACCGTCACTGACCTCGAGGTCGATCGTTCCAACCTTGAGGCCGGCGACGTTCTCGCTGTAGTTGACGCCCCATGCGGCCAGCTGGTCGGTGATGTCTGCGACGAAGTGGTTGACGTTCATTGCTGTGATCCTTTCTGTGTGGGGCTGACTGCCCCGTGCTGATGGCTCAACCATACACCCCCCGAGACGCAGTGAGTCAAGCTGGAACGTGCACCAATTTGCGTGACCTACGTCATCGAACGCACGTTCGACGCTGTGCCCCAATCTCGCCACGCACACGCACCCCCGCGCGCGAGAGGCCACCTAAGCCAATCTGGCGCCTTTCAGCGCCCCACCCATATGCGGGTGCCACCCACGCCCCCAAAGTGCGTCAGAGGGGCTTACAGCGCCACCTACGGGCAGGCAAAGCAGAACCCCCGGCCCGCCGAAGCGGAACCGGGGGCACCAGGAGAGAGGATCACTCACCTCGAGCCGAAGCGCCTCACCCTGCGTCGAGTAGCGCGACGCTCAGCCCACACAGCCAACGCGAGGCCACCCAAAGTCACCACAGCGGCCACCACTAGAACCTCACGGTCATAGTTGTCCTTGACGCCGGAAACCACAGGACCCACAACCTTGTCACGACTAGGAGAGGAGGGCTTATCCACAACGCTATTCACAGCCGCGTTCGGCGCAGCCGAATGCACAACCCCCATAGAGCTACTACTGCGTGCACCGTGGAGTCCTGCTTGGTTCTGGTGGCCGCTAACCGCGCTACGGTCGCACTGGTCACTGAGTGCCTTAGCGACGGCCGGCCCGGGGATGTAGCGCTCACCGTCGGTGGTGGTGATGGTCTGAGTGCAAGCCTTGCTGTTCACCTCGAGCACGTAGCGGCCATCCCGCTGACAGGTCACCTCCCCGTGAACGTCCGCGCAGGCGGGCAGGCCGACCGTAGTGGCAGCCTCAACCGAACCAACCCAAAGCCATCCCGGGAACGCGACCTCACGGGCGTCACGCCACCTCAGGTAGGACACGCTGCCGTCCTCCTCGACGATGAACGAACGCCCCTGCCCGTTCCCCATAGACCGGGCGTCCCACAAGCACGGCCCGAACTCCTGATCCTCCGACTCGCACGCGGGCGTACCGGACACGTCGACGGGGGCACCAGTCTCAGCGAGCACCCACCCACCAGTAGGGGTGGCATCCTCAGCCGCATAGGCGGGCACACAACCCGCCAGGGCCATGACCCCAAGCACCAGGGCCACCACCATGCGCATCGCCGTCTCGCTCATCTTCGTTGTCCTTTCGGTTTACCCCGCCGTCGGGGCTGTGTTGCTGATGACCCAAACCATACGCCACACGAACACGCGCACGTCAACCCCAAACCAACAAACACCAACGTGACCTACACCATCGAACACACGTACACACAACCACCAACACGCACGCGCGCACACAACTAACACACCAACACAACACAACACAAACAGGACCTGCAACAACAACCACCAACACGCCCGACCAGCACAAACACCAAAAATCACGACGACGAAATAACCACACACAGAAAAACAAACCCCAGCAACCCCAGGGGATAACCCCCCCGCCCCACCTCAGCCGAC